TGCTGTAAGGTCGTATCTAAGTAAGGCAGTAGCACTATCTAAGACTGGGCTTCCTGTACTTATAGTTGTAGCAGTAAACGTTTCGTCTTCTTGTAGTAGTGCAGTATCTAAATCAGGATTGTTAGTAGCTAACTCTCCAGTGGAAAGTGACTTACCTGAGTTCTTACTAGGTTGTCCTAATACTGGACTTCCTGTAGTTATAAATAACGCACCTAAAGTCTCATCTTCTTGGAATGTAGTATTAGCTACACTTACAGCACTAGTAGTAATGGCACTAGCTGTTAAATCGTATTCTTCGCTCCCCATACCTGCAAAGGTAGCGGATGCAAAAGGGCTAGTACCAAACATTTATTGCTCCTAGTTCTCGTCACCCACATAACGGGATGTCCACATAGTTAATGAATATTTAACCCCAGACTGTAGCTCATCGACATAATGACCATGAGTAACTTGACTAGGGAAGAGTATACAACTTCCAACGGGTACATCTAGGTTTGTAAAGTCCTGACGTGGGAAATAGAGTGTAGCACCTTCATAGTTGTCGTTTAATTTAACGCTACCAGTTATAAGAGATGCGTCTGTGTGTAATCCTAAAGACTTCTGAGTGTCCATAGCGTAACGCATAGTAAAGGCATCACGTAATCCCATATACTCTACAGGCTTCCAATGTTCCTCACATATCTTAAATAGTCTATCTCTCCAAAGAACTTCATACTCTTTCCAAAGACCTAACTTCTTAAGTCTTATCTCTTGTGCTGGAAACTTGTCTCCATCTAGATTACCCCAACCACCTAGAGCATCAGACTTAGCTATTAAGTCTTTACACTCACTATCAGATAGTAGTTTTGTAACTAGCAAATCTTGAGCTACTTCTTTATAGTCTAAATCTCTACTTGTCCTAGTAATAGGAGAGGATAGTTCTTTATACCCAAACTGTTCTGCTAAACTGTAGAAGAAGTCTTTCTCTAACTTTCCTCCATTACCATGATATATACAACCACAACAATTAGTTTTATCATTCCAGAGTTGACCGTTTACTATCTTTATGTTTGTATCGTGGTTTTGGAATATATATGCTTCGTAGTCTAATCCCACTTTGTTTGCATACTCTGTTTCTACTGTACCATCTATTAGTTTTAGGTATCTAGTTTGACAATAGAGTTGATCATCACCTTTAGCGTCTGTACTTGGTAAGTTAAGGAACTCATTTATTGCCCCTGCATACCCTATATACAATCCACTATTTAAATACCTGTAAGGTGTTCCATCATCTATCCAACTCTCTTTGTAGAAGTGATTATCTGTTATAGGCCAACATTCTTGTTCTGCCCCAAACAATATATCTACATCGAAGTCTAAGAACCTTTGTACTATCGTCTCATAACCTTCAGTGAAGAAAGTATCATACCCATCGACAAATAAGACTATCTCATCTTTAGCTAGGTTTTTAACTAAGTTCTTTACTAGTTCTACTTTTCTTAGACCATCATATCCTTCCATCTCACTCTTCCAGCTATCACCTTTACCAAGGTTAACTAGATTTATTTCATGTTTGTTACATGACTGAGATAGAGGCCACATTTTAGTTTCATCTGTAGCTACAGTTATTATATTAATCTTACTAGAGTCTATCATCGGACTATCTTCTTCCTCTATGGTACTTGGTCGGGTTGACCTTGGGATTTGAGTAACGACCTCTTCTTTGTAGAAGTAGTTATTTTTATGTTTTAGCTTCATGGGAACCCATTCATCAACAGGGATGATGTTATCCTTAAAGTCTTGTATTAATAATCTTGCTATATCAGGAGTAATTGCATAAGCATGGCAGTTATACCAATATCCCATGTCGTTCCATCTGTAACCTAACCAAACACTATCGTGGGAATTAAGAAGTCTATTTACCTTATCAGTATCTATACTATCGTAGACTGCATCTTCTTCTAGTATTATACCATTAGAGTTACTATTTGCAATCTTCTCCCAGACTTTTAAATGGCTCACTGAGCATCCAAACTCACCTTTAAGTATACTCCTACTGTGAATAGGGTCTAACCAGCCTGTACATGGCTTACAGCCAGTCTCAGAGTATATATCACTCCACTGTTTATTACGAGCATCGTATGCTGATCCGTGAAGTGATATTTGATATATTAAAGTGTTGTTTCTACCCATGAGAGTGTTTTTTCATCCCAACTATATGGTCTTCCATCGTCAACTACCTCTACAGGCGCACTCCAACGACAAGTTTCTTCATTTAGTACCCATGAAGGGTAAGGCTGTGGAGGAATAAATGCATCTTTATCTTCATCATATAAAAAACCTATACCAGCGTAGTTCTTTCTTAAAGGTGTACCACCATGAATATGAACACCTGCATGTGTATTATAGCTTGTTTTTATCCATTCACCAGCACTTGTATCTACATATGTATCAAAGAAGTCCGCTTCTGCTACTATAACTTGAGTAACTATACCATCTTCTACTTTTGCATAATGTCCCATTATATTTTCCTATTCTAAGTATCTTACAATTACTATACCAGAACCACCTGACCCACTTGTGCTATAGCGATTACCGCCACCGCCACCGCCAGTATTTGCTTGACCTGCGCCATTGTTAGAGTCACCTCCTCCACCATTACCGCCAGATCTACCACCAGCCGAACCGCCGCCGCCTGCGCCGCCGCCTGCGTAGTAACCACTATCACCTGAGCTTGTAGCACTTGCCCAAGTAGAGTAAGAGTTACTACCAGAACCACCAGCCGCATTACCACTGCTGAAACCAGATGCGCCAGAGCCGTTCTTTCCTCCACCGCCACCGCCGCCATAATATGGTCCACCAGCACCACCTCCACCAGAATTACCTTGTCCAGCAGTGCCACTTTTACCTGATCGTCCGTTAGTACCGCCTCCACCTGAGCCACCGCTTTGTGCGTTATCAAGGTTGGTTCCAGTGCTGTGCGAACCACCGCCACCACCGCCTACAGCTGTTGTAAGACCCGTAACTGTACTATCACCACCATTAGTACCAGCCGCACCATTACCACCTGAGTTTGTACCCCCTGCGCCAACAGTAATCGTTAAACTAGATGATAAAAGAGTAATAGTTTGTGGATTTACTAGTCCTCCAGCACCTCCGCCGCCAGCACCACGTCCTCCACCATAGTCATCTCTACCTCCGCCGCCGCCGCCAGCTACCATTAAAACTTCTACATTTTTTCCAGCGTCTCCAGTAACAACAAGTGTTCCTGATGATGTAAACTTGTGATACTTATATCCACCAGATGTATACTCTGTACCTCCAACAGCAGTGAATGGAGTAAAAAAAGCAACACCATTCCAAGTAAAACCATTATAAATTCTTAATTCATCGTCTGCTGTATTGTAATACTGGTCACCTTGAACTGCACTTGAAGGGTTAGTTGTTGACTTAGGCAGTCGTACCCTACTTCCATTAAAAATTACATCTCCTGTAAATGTACCACCGCCAAATGGGTTACCACTTGAACCAGTGTTACCTGTCTGTCCCTTTTGTCCCTTTTGTCCTTTTTGTCCAGTACTTCCTGTACCTCCAGTTGAGCCAGTAGAACCTGTTTGTCCCTTCTGACCTTTCTGTCCAGTCGATCCAGTTGAACCAGTACCGCCAGTAGAACCTGTTTGACCCTTCTGTCCCTTCTGACCAGTAGATCCAGTTGAACCTGTACTACCAGTATTACCAGTACTACCTTGCGCTCCTACTTCTCCCTTTTGGCCTTTTTGACCTTGAGAACCTGTACCTCCAGTTGAGCCAGTATTACCTACCTCACCCTTCTGTCCCTTTTGTCCTTGCGAACCTGTACTACCAGTTGATCCTGTAGAACCTTGAGAACCAGTAGCTCCTACTTCACCCTTCTGTCCCTTTTGTCCAGTAGAGCCTGTACCACCAGATGCACCAACCTCACCCTTTTGGCCTTTTTGACCTTGGGAACCAGTGCTACCAGTATTACCAGCATTACCTTGAATACCTTGTGCGCCAACCTCGCCCTTCTGTCCCTTCTGACCAGTAGCTCCGTTAGATCCAGCACTACCTGTAGCTCCTGTAGCTCCTGTAGCCCCTACTTCGCCCTTTTGTCCCTTTTGACCAGTAGAGCCTGTATTACCTGTAACTCCAACTTCGCCTTTTTGACCCTTAGCTCCAGTCGATCCTGTATTACCAGTTACACCGACCTCACCCTTCTGTCCTTTAGCTCCAGCGGAACCAGCACTACCAGTTGCTCCAGTATTACCTTGAATACCTTGAGAACCAGTAGCTCCAACTTCGCCTTTCTGTCCCTTCTGACCTTGAAGAGCAGTAGCTGTAACAGTAGCTTTTTTCCAAGTACCAGCAGAAGTATCATACGACACAATAAGATCATCAGATGCTGGAGATGCACTAGTAGATAGACCTGTCAATGCTGAAGGTAAGGCTGTGGCAGTAACGTCTGCATTAGCTGATACGTTATCTAGTTTAGACCCATCAGTAGAAACATTTCTACCGTCAACAGTACCTACGTTTACTACGTTTCTACTGTCGTCAATTACCTCAGTGCCGTTTATTTTTACTGCCATCTTCGTGTACTCACTATTAGCTTATGTTATATTGTTTGGTCAGTCTGTATGTCATTAGTCACAGACAATGTTCCGCTACTGTCGAGTTTGAATTTATTTGTTCCACTATAAGCAAAGAATAAAGAGCCTCCACTTTCAGTTATAGTCCAGTCACCAAAGTCTACTGTCGGAGTAAATAAAGTTCCTGTCATTGTTCCACCAGCTTTAGGTACTGCATTATCAGCAGTAGTACCTTGTGCGGCTGTGGCATAATCTGTGCTATCAAATGATTTTACTTGAGATAAGTTAGTGACTTCACTATCCATCAAAGCACCAGCAGATGTTACGTTAGCTGTATCTGTTACGTCAGCCCCGTCTTCTACATTTAAAGCAGTTAGAAGCGAACTCTTAGTTATAGAGCCAATTAATCCGACAACTGATTGTACTGCATCTGTGTTATCATGTTTAGACCAGTTACCAGCGTAAACAGATGTAGAAGCGTTATCTGTAGTAGCGACAATGTTATCGCCTACATGAAAAGCTACACTATCTACAGTACCTGCTACAGATACATAGTAGAACCAACCAGTTTGTGCGCCCGATGGAAAACTACCAGCAGAAGCATCCCAGTCGCCTTTATAGACCATACCATTAGCAAGAGCCGCAACTTCAGTTTCTATGTTATCTAGTGTAGCTCCGTCAGTAGCTATATCACGACCATCAACAGTACCTGACACAGTTACATTACCTGATACTGAAATTCCACTTGATGTTGTGGTGAGTTTGGTTGCGTTGTTGTGTTTTAGTTTAATAGTACCACCTTCACCACCACCATCTTCACAAGCTACATAATCATAACCATCAGAATCTTGTAACTTTAGGTTAGTTCCTCGTAGTAATAAAGAACCTGTTCCAGCTTCTTGCACACGGCTATTAGACCCATCATGGTAAATCTGTAAGTCAGAGCTATTACCGAACAGAGCTTTTACATTGTCAGAGAATGGTAGATTGCCGCTTGCATCTAAGAAAGATGCTTTAGATGAAGGTTGAGTTACAAATACAAACTTCTCTCCAGCTGACCAATTAACAGCATTATCACTGTTAGAAGATGATAGTATTGTTGTACGTGCTAAAGTTGTTCCAGAAGCAGTGTACGTTCCAATACCAACTTCCCAGTCCCCACCATCAGTAACAGTATAGTAAGTAGTATTACCATTACCTATAGTGGAAAAAGATTGAAAACCAACTTCAGCACCTGCTAATGTGTAAGTCCCAGTACCAGTTGTAGTAGTTGTTTCTTTTACACGATCTTTAATAACAAGTGCCATAGTTTATTCCTTAAGTTGGATCAGGGATACCAATATCAAATGAAGCCAGTGTAAATGTGTTACCACTTGTAACTGACTGTGATGCTGTAAGAGCCGCTGTAGCTAACAAACGTGAGTTGTTAGTATCTACTAGAGCGTAGTGAGTAACTGTTCCTGTACCTGTAATCGAACCATCTGATATAGCTGATACAGTTACTTTACGTCCACCACCAGTACGATCCGAAGGAGCCGCAATGGAAAGTGAGGTAGAGTTACCTAGTGTTAATGTAGATGTAGCCGCCGTATAAGTTGTAGCTTCTGCTGAAGTTACGTGGACTACGTTTGCTTCTGTGTCTAATGTAGTCAAACCATTATCAAACACTCTGTCATTTAGAAATGCCATTATTCTTCTTCCTGTTCTTCAAGAGCTTCTTGCTCTTCTGTTTCTGTTTCCCTATCGGGGTCATAATTTAGGTCTGCTATGTCCATAAGGTTTTGTATAACCTCTGGATGATCACTAACGCTAATATCTGCGCCGTTAAGGTTACGCAAGAACCCTGCAATCTCACGTAGGTCGTGAGGTGCGACATCGCCAGCTTCAATAGTCGGCATCAACGAATAGTCCAGACCGTTCAACTCCCATAGTCTCTCGACTAGTTGCTTATTGAGGACATCGACAATTTGCTGGATGTAACTCTCAAGTGCGCGGAGGAACAAGTCTGTCTTGCTCTTCGACAAAGCGTATGAACCGCCTTGACTACCAAGCATTAGGAACTCTGACAAGACACTCCTAGCGATATCGTGTTGATACCTCTTTACTATGGGGTCAATGTCGATGTTCCTAGAACCACTTGAAGACATAAGTTCCACATCAACTAACCTGATATTAGTAGGACTTCCATCCTTATCAGGGTAAGTATCTGAAGGAGTAATTATGTAACCTTGTTCATTAAACTTAACGTCACGTAGTATCTGCTCAAGATTAGACTTAAACTGTACTTGTGATGATGTAGCATCTGGGGATAGGTACTCCGAAGGAATACGAGCTACTGGAATACCTGCTAACTCTCGCTCTACAGCAATCGCTTCAATAGCCTGTAAGTTATTAAGGTACTCATAAGAAGTATATGCATTACGCAAGATAGAACGACCACTAGGATCTCCATTAAGACTAGTAGTACGGTAGTACAAGCTCTTACGAGAAGGTATATAATGTTTAGTAGTACCTGCATAACCACCATCCTGATAAACACCTTGTATATCACCAGTCTTATTGTCTACATCAAACCTAGATACTGTCCAAGGTGCGCGCATTGCTATCTTACGTACACCCATTCTACCATCAGTATACTTAGATCTCTTCTTATCATTTGACTGAGTAGGACCAACTCTACGTTTATATACTACTTCGAACCATGCAAAGCCATACGACAAACAAGATAGAGCTTCAGCTATGTGATCGTCTAGCGTATGATCCATATCACACAAAACACTCTCAACAAAGTCAGCTTCGCGTTTAGCTTCCTCAGAATCGTCACAAGGACAAACTTTTAGGTCTACATCGCGCAAAACCTGTTCCGTAGCGTACATAACTGCACCGATAGTGCTGTCATTATCACGCATTTCACGGTACTTTCGTATCGCTTTTTTGCCTCTAAGTTCTGGTAGAAACTCATCGGAACGTATCTGACCGTTAATTGTATTTTCACCAGAGACACCTAGTATCGCTGTCGATTCCGTCTGTGAGAGTTTCTTTACCATTTTACTTTAAGCCTTTAGCGTTAGAATATGCCAGAACTAGCTGTGGTTTTGCATATCCGTTTAGTGATAGATCCGTTATAGCCCATACCATAGCATCAAGACGGTCTGGTGAGCCTGTGGACCCTAAAGGTTCCCACTGTACCATCTGATCCTCTAAATCATTCAATCCTTTGACGTGTTTTACTTTACCTTGCTCATATAAAGCAGAGACAGGTTCAGCACGAGCCATTTTGCCTCTACTTGCGTGTACAAGTTTGACTGGCACGTTTTCGTCTTCTGTGTGCAGAGTGTGACGCACCATATCTCCACCTTGGTTCTTCTCCGCTACTATGCGGTCAGCCATGTGTTTACGATATAACTCAATGGCTTTAGATGCCCATTGTTGCGGTGTGTAACGATCAGTGTGATCTTCTAATACGTAAGCTACTCCATTAACATCTATGCCAGCGACAACCATACCAGTCATATCACTATCAGTATTTGATGTAACCGCTGGGTCAATCGAAACTATGATACGTGCTAACTGAGGAACTTCGTCTTTGTCTATCTCACATTTATGTAGGAGTTTCCTACTCCAAAGCGCACCTGACGCTTCGTCTAATATCTCTGCGTATAATTCTTGCCTACCAAGACGTGTGCCTTCGTAAGTCTTCTTAATTGCATCTAAGAAAGTACCTGCTAAGTTAGCGGCATTATCGAATGTGCTACCCTTACTGATGTATGTCTTATCATCAGCAATTATACCTCTTAGTAGTTTTGTTGTTTTGGGGGTTGTTGTTACAAAGACTTGTGGCTTACGTCCTAGACGTAGACCGAACATCATCATGTCCCAAGTCTCTTGTGCATTGCGCCAAGCGCAAAGTTCGTCAGTCCAAGCACTGTATGCCTGTGGACCACGTAATCGTTCTGGATCTTCAGCAGAGAAGAAAACAGCCTTAGCTCCATTCTCCCATGTTAGTGTACTATTAGTTGGCGACCAAATAGGGAAACCTATATTCTTTCCTCTATATGTTTTATCACCTTTCCAGCAGACGTTTAGAAGTCCACTGTCTCCTTCAACCATAACTCTTCTTACATCACCTTTAGTTGGTGCGACACAATGAACAATCTTGTCACCCTTCTTAATTCGATGTCTTACCCATTCTGCTCCAGCACGAGTTTTACCCCATCCTCGACCAGCTAATGCTATCCATGTTGTCCAGTCACCTTTCGGTTCTAACTGGTCAGGTCTAGCCCAGAAGTTCCAATCATACTTAAGTTCCTCAGCCTTTGCTGGACCAATCTCTTTTAGTATTCTATGTACTTCTGCATCGGGTAATGCTCTTAAGTCATCAGCTGTTATTTTCATCGGGAGTTATATTCTTTCCTAGTAGCGACATAACGCTATCTACTGCGGCTAGATCCTCATCTGGATCTGCTTCTTGCTCTACTTCGTTCACAGTACTATTAGGCGACCAACCACCTTTAGATCTTAAGTAAAACTCTGCGGCTTTAAAGTCACCTTGCAATGCATTATTGATAACGACATTACCTATCTTACCTATTATATCTGCTCTAGTCTGTGATATTAGTTCTCCATACAACTTATAGAATGTAGCTGAACTGGAAGGAGCATTCTGATATTGCTGGATCGACCCCATAATATCTTTTACAGAGACACCATTCCTGATGCCTTCAGTAACTTTCTTAGCGATTATCTCGCTGTACTTTGTAGCTTGGATAGTCATAGTTCTTCTGTACCTTAATAAATAAACCCATCATCGGCATGACCACATCTAGTTTTGTTAGCGACAAGTGGAAAGGTTCGTCATGGTTGTAGGGGGAATTTGATAGGCTACTACTTACGTATATACTTACGTTTTTATATTTAGTAATATATATCATCAAGTTATATAACCTAATGTGAGAAACGTAAGTAGTACCTCTTATGTATATATAATGCCTAAATAAACAAAAGTGTAAACTAATTATTTTAACTATTTTATAAGTCGTTGATATATAACAAATCTTTTTTCTTGACAGCTTACTTAAGTGGGTAGCGAATGTCGCCTTCTTGTGTCGTTCTCTTGTAATGACTCCGTGGGAAAATGATATAGCCGCCGTACCTGTGACAATATGACACCCCCTTCGAACCTACTTTATTTTTTTTTATGTTGGAAATCATATGGGTTGCCCTTGGCCTCGCCGAATCAGCTGTATGATTCTAAGGGTTCCCTTAATGTCAAGCCCTATGTATAGACAAGCGTAAAATAAATGTGTTGACTAATGTTTTTTCTTGCACTCGATGAGCGAA